GATTATAAACCAGATGAACTCTGGTGTGTAGGTGATGAACTAGATGCACCTGAACCAAGCCGTTGGAACAAAGGCATGGCTGGTGAATATGCTGAAACACTACAAGATAGTATTGATCTCACACATGAGATTATGAAAAACTATCGTGTAGCACTAGGCAAAGGCAAGCCATTTTACATGCAGCGCAGCAACCATACTGATCGCATTGACACTTACATGCGTAAGTATGCGCCTGCATTTATGTCTCTTAAATCATTAGAGATTGAAACACTACTAGGCTATGACAAGTTAAATATTAATTACTTGCATCGCATGCATGAGTTACTACCTGGCTGGGTTATGGCGCATGGTGATGAAGGCGCACTTAACCGTGCACCAGGGGCTACTGCATTAAACTTAGCCAAGCGTTTAGGCAAGTCAGTTGTATGTGGACACACGCATCGCGTGGGTTTGCAACATGAAACAACTGGCTTCTATGGTAAAACACATACGCTCTACGGTCTTGAAGTGGGGCATATGATGGATATAAAACAGGCAAGTTACCTTACTTCAGGCAGTGCCAACTGGCAAACAGGTATTGGTATCCTTGTACAAGATGGTACAAAGGTAACACCATTTGCTGTACCCATTGTTAATGGCGAGGTAATTATTCCCTAATGAATTACATTGAGGATTATAATAATTTGGTACAAACTTTAGCAACAGAATATGCACGCAAGTATACTATGGTAGAACGCAATGACATAGCGCAAGAGTTGTGGGTATGGTTCGTATCGCACCCACGCAAGTACAAAGAATGGTCAGAGTTAAAACAAAAAGACCAAGATAAACTTATTGCTAAGTCGCTACGTAATGCAGCACTTAAGTTTTGTGAAAAAGAAAAAGCAAGAAAAGTTGGGTACGATATGTCTGATTTATACTACTATGACACCTCAGTTATAGAAGTTTTTCTGCCATCTATCATCGGAGATTCCTATGAAATACCCACAAAGATTAAAGACTTAGGTGGCACAGTTAAGACAAGTGAGATTTCAGATGGTAACAATTGGTTATCATTAAGGTCTGACATAGTATCAGCCTATAATAAATTATCTGAAGCAAAGCAAAATATATTACGCTTACGCTTTAGCATAGAGCAACCTGATTGGGCATTGCTTGCAAAGGATATGGATAGCACACCAGATGGTGCTCGCATGAAAGTGCAACGTGCAATTAATTCTTTGATTAAACATCTTGGTGGTTGGAGAACATACAGTGAACCTGATGTTGTCGAAGTTAAAGAAGAAGAAACGGTAGAAGATGTATGAGACATACCTAGAATGGCTGAGCATCCATGAGTACGAAGCCGGTGAATGACCTTAGAGGGCAACCCACATTTGCCTGCATATGTGGTTGTCTTATGTTTGAGATTACTGTTATGTGGGATATGGAATCAAGAGAAGTAAGTTGGTATGACCTTGCTCAGAAATGTAAAGAGTGTGGAACTATTACAACTGCACCTACACCTATAGACTGGAGAGATTGCGAGTAATGCCTTTATATGACTTTAAATGCGAAACATGTGGCAGCGTGGTGGAATTATCGGATTCGGCACCAATCCCATGTTCCACTTGTGGAACCACAATGGTTAGAATATGGTCAGCACCAGCCATTAAGTTTAATGGAACGGGATTCTATTCAACAGGAGGATGATGCAACTATCAAACGAATTAATGTGGACAGACCAAGCAAACTGTAAAGGTCTAGACACCAATGATTTTTTTGTTGAAGATGGTGGCAAAAGATATGAGAATGAATCAGTACTTAAACGTATCTGCGCTTCATGTGTAGTTAAAACAGAGTGTCTTAATTATTCATTACACAATAGTGTAACTGGATATTGGGGTGGTACAACAGAAAAAACTAGGCGCACGATGCGCCAGAAACTTGGCATCATAGCCAAGGGCTTAGTCTTTGAAGGCTTATACAAATAAAAAAGACCCCCGCCTGGTAGTTTAAAGTACCAAAGCGGGGGCTTCTAATTTATAAATATTACTTCTTAGTAATACCAAATTCTTTTGCTGATGGGTCAAGTGCCTTAAGGATTGGACCTACTAGACCAGCAACAAAAGCAGATGCCAATGTCTTAGGGTCATGTACGCCAGTCATATACAAACCTGCTGCTACTGCTGCTGCAGAACGTAGGTATGTTAAAGCAATCTGCTTAATCTTTTCGTTGTTCATAGTATTCCTTTACTTTAGTTTCATCTTGATTACACGTGCCTTCACCTGTTCAGGTGTTTCTACTATCTCAAAGTGCATATCATCTTTGCGAGTCTTATATGTATAGCCAGCACGTAGCCCATACTTCTTGCAAAGAATACTTAATGTCTTGCGCTGCTCAACGGTAAATGTATTCTCTTTGCCAAGCGGATGCTTGACTGCGTTAAGGTCAATAGCAGTACCAGATGAGTGGTTAGATAAGTTCTCTGTTTGACCACGAACCTGACGGTAAGCATATGACCAGTCATCAAACACTCCTTCTTCAAGGGGTTCAACTTTAACATGGAACTCAGCAGCAAATGCTGCTAATACTGGACCACATATCTCATTGCACTGCAATCTAATCTTTGTTCCAGCAACAGGAAAATGTTTAATGTTAATTGCTTCTTTATCTTTAGATGCAACCCAACCATTTTGGCTATATTCAACTGTCATTTATCTTCCTTTGATAAGTAAATTATTACTTCTGCTACTATCCATGCTACTGCCCACAATCCAAGGATTGTAGTTGCTGTCATAAGACCTAACTTAATTGTGCCATCCATTAGTTTTCATCTTTTGGATTACGTAATGGGTATGTAATCGCCCATGCAATGAGTGTTCCTGCAATTGCATAACCAACTACCGTCTTTGCTGAACCATCAAGAACCACCCAAGCAATAAACATGCCAAGTAAAGTCCATAATTGTTCAACCATATCTTTGATTATCTTCTTCATGGTTTTCTCCTATAGGCTGCTGCTGCTCCTGCTGCACTTGCTGCTGTAACTGCAGCCTGTCCAGCAATAACTGATGCAACAATAATCTTTTCTGATTCTGTTCTTTCTTCATCTGACATATCGGCACCGATGCTTGCGATAGCAAGTAACGCTTGTCCTGGGTCAGTAAAAATTGCTTGAACTAATGCTGCTGGATTTTCAAGTACAAGAAGGGCTGCTGCTATCTCGGCTGTAATAACAACCTCGTTGCCATCCTCATCTTGACGGACTTCAACTGGTGTAGAAGGTGGCAAGTCAGCATAGGTAAGACCTGCTTCAGCAATTGTTTGTGCTGTTACTGGCTTACCTTGAGCCTGTTCAATGAGCGCTTCTGCTACAATTTCTTTCTCTTCATCTGTAGCATCAGGTGCAGCAACAGGAGGTTCAGGTGCAATATCAATTAAAGGTTCTGGCGCAGGCTCTGGAATTGGTTCTGGTTCGGGCGCAGGCTCTGGTGCAGGCTCTTCCTCTAGGGGAGGTTCAGGCTGAGGTTCAGGTGCAACTTCTTCTACAGGAACTGGTTCGGGTGCAACGTCAGGTTCTGGCTCTGGAGCAGGTGCTTCTTCAACAGGCTCAGGAGCCTCTGGAAGGGGTTCTGGAGCAGGTACAGGCTCAAGTTGAGGTGTTGGTTGGGGAGCAGGTTCAGGTTCAACCGCAGGGGGCGGAGCAGGTATACTAGGTGCAGGTTCAGAAGGAGTAGGTTCAGATGGAACTATTATATTTGTTGACGTTTCTTGTTGGCTGGTTTGTGTGCTGGATTCAGATGTCAAAGTCTGAGTCTCGGAAGGTTGAGCAATTGAAGTCTGGGTCTCATTCGTGGATGTTGACGTCTCAACATTGGTTGACGCAGTATCAGAGGGCGCAGGAGTTGGTTGCGCTGCAGGAGATGGAGATTCAACAACTGCAGTCGGAGAGTCAGAAGTTACAGTCGAAGTCTCGGAAGGAGCAACAGTTTGCTGCAGAGAGGGCGTTGGCTCTGGACTGGGACTTACAGTAGGCGCAATGCCATTGTAATATCTTCCTATACCTGTGTAGTTATCAGTGATGTAGGTAGTCCATTGACCAATAAATCCACCTTCACAAAATAATCTAGCAATATCACCCTTGCCCTGGAAGAAAGTATTATCTGCATTCCAACCAGTGTTTGCTGTGTATGTTTCACCAGCAGAGTTAGCACAGACGATACTTACATTTCTAACCATTAATTCTGGAGCAGTTGCGGTAGCAAATGGACTCCAAAAAAAAGAAGTTCCTAATATAACAAACCATACTGCAAGTAAACGGGGAAGTTTCACTTGTACCTTTCGGGGTTATTTAATCGTCGTCATCAATCCATTCAGATATATCAATGTCAGGTACTGGTATGCCCCATGCTGGTTCAGGAATAATAAATCCCATTAGTCTTTCTCACATAACAATTTATAAATATCGTCTACTCTGCTTTCAACTCTATTGAGTCGGTCAGACACACTGCTTCCACCATTAGGTTTAAGTTCTGTAAGGTAATGCTTAACCATCCAGCGAATCATAAGTGCAAATGCACCTACAAGGGATGTAATTGATAAGGCAAATGCAGCCCAATCTTGTGGCGTCATGGTGTTATACCGTTCTTATAGTTATGTCTATAACTCCACCAAAGCCATCAAAGCGCTTATCAGGTGGAGTCATACGAGTGAATGTAACTTCCTGTATTACTGCTTGCTGTGATTCTCCTGTTGTTAGGTCTTGCCAAGTCAGAACATCGCCTGTCTTTTCAATCTCTTCTAACAATTGGATACGAGCATATGCTCTACCCTCATAGCCAACTACAGTATTAAACCTATCTGTTTCAATATCAAAACAGTAGACAGGAAA